GACCAAAAAAAACCAAAAAACAGAAACTGGAAGAAATATGTAAAATGCCAATAATTTGTATTGGCAATTGCCACATTGATAAGAAGATTAAAGAACTTATGAAGGTTTGTTATAATTATGAATTATTGTCGCCAACAGAACCTCAATTAGTATCCATAATTGAACAAACATTACCAGATTTAAAAATAAATATTAAAACATCAGGATTAGTAATTAATTATGTGCAAGGTGATCTAAGGAAGGTATTTGGTCTAGTGGAATTATATAAATCAAATTTTGATATATTTAAAAGAAATATAATTTGTAATATTTTACATGAAAAAACATTTACTGATGATGCTAAAGAGATAACTAAAAAGTTATTGAATAATTCGACTCATTTAAATGATCACAATTATTTAATAAACGAAACTGATCGTACAATCATTAGTCTATTATTCCATGAAAATATAATTGATATCCTTCAAAAATTTGACAAAGATGAATCTTTTCCTTTCTATAGAGAATTACTACACAACATGTGTTTTGGAGACTACATGGATAGAATTACATTTCAAAAACAGATTTGGCAACTAAATGAAATGACATCATTAGTAAAGACATTATATAATAGTCATTTGTTAAATAACAATTTTAATAATAAATCTAAGTCTAAAGTAAAATTTAATCCCTCGGAAGTTAGATTTACAAAGGTTTTAACCAAATATTCTACGGAATATAATAATAACATGTTTATTCAGAATTTATGTCAGCAATTACAGATGGACAAAAAAGACATGATATTGTACTTTCGTTACCTAAGAGTTACTTATTCAAATGAAGAAGATGTTTATAATCTATTCGAAAATTATGAAATTAATAAGTTAGATATAAATCGTATTTACAGATTTATAGATAAAAATCATTTGATTGAACCCGAATAAATAATAATTTATTAAAAAATTATTATTTATTTATTTTTTTCCTTTTCTCATTGATTTTTTTCTCATATTCTTTTTTTTATGTGTTTTTCTTTTTTTACGAGCATACACATTTCTTTTGGAAGGAGTAAGAATATTCACAAATTTTTTTAAAGTTCTATTGAATACTTTTAGCATTTTTATATAGTATATAAATATTAAAAAAAATACTACGAATGAAATTTTTCTAAATAATTGCTTTTCCATGAACCTTTAGATTCAGTCGAAACAATACAATTCCAATGATTTTCATATTGTTCAGGACTATCATAATAATAAACTGAGAGTTCGCCGCTTTGACCTGAGGAATCTTTCATCTTCCAAAATCTTCGTTCGTCTTCAGAACCAATCTTAAAATCATAATAAGAACCAGAAACAGCATTTCTTATTTTCTTGCCAACCGTAGTCGGATTTTGACCAAATTGAAGTCTAGTTGGCCTACGCGATTTAGGGGACTCTTTCCCTCCAAAAATACACTCATTATTGTATTCAAATTGGGTATTATCCATTACATAAATACATAGAATTTCTTTAAATATTTTACAATTAAATTTTAGGAACAGAAGATAGTTTGGTTTGTAATAATTGAATATAATTATCTTTTTGTTGTAATACCATAGATAATTCATTCATCTTAGATTGTAGAGAATTAATTATATTTTGTGCTTCGTGAATAGTAAGGTTATGAACCGAACCGTCATTTTGCTTTATCATAATTCCTGTTACATTATTTAATTGTTGATTTACCATATTTTTTCTTTTTTCATCAATTTCCTTGAGTTGTTTTAAGACATCAGGTTTTTTGTCAGGTTTTCCCTCATCATAATTTTCAAGCATTTTATCAATTTTATTCATAAAAAAATCTTTTAGTTCCGGTTCTTTTATAAAATCATCTACTGTTTTATCTGAATCTTTTCTAAAAGGGCCCGAAGGTCCATCTAACAATTTCTTTTTATCAAAAGTATTATGATCATGTGAAAAAACCAATATCACTTGTTTAGGATCTAGTTGCACCATTGGGATTGTATATTCTTTTAAAAACTCTTTTTCTTCAGCCAGTGAATGTGCTTCATTATACTTAGTAATCCCTAGTAATTTTCTTTTAAATGCAAATGTACCTGCAGTACCATGATTGGCATTATAGGGTCCAAACTGAATCATTTTTGATACATGCTTAAAATAAACATATAATTCACTTGAAGCTGCACATAAGGCTTTAGGATTCCCTAATAGTTTTTCTACAGCATGAGAAACCCTTGTAGGAGGATAATAATCATCATCGTCCATATATACTAATATCTCACCTTTTGATTTTTCATGCATAATATTTCTTTTTTTACCCAATGTAAGTTTCTCCGGATAATAAAAGTATTTTACTAGTGGATGGTCCTTTACCAAATCTTCTATTTTATCTGTTCCATCATCAATAATCACCCATTCCATATTGTCCTTGGGATAAGTCTGATGATTTATACATTTTATAATTGAATCAAAAAAGGGTCTTCTGTTAAATGTAGGGGTACAAATACTAACAAATGGATGAGTATTTTTGGGTTTTTTGTTATTTTTGTTATTTTTTTTATTTTTACCCATTATGTAATTATTAGGTAAATGTTTAAGCCAAAAATCCAAAATAAATTAACAACACCATGATAAATCCAGCAAATCCAATACTTGAAGCAATAATAGGATCAAGGTATTTATAAGCACTCCATATAGTTAAAAGTAAGATTAAAAAGCCTGCCCCCTGTCTTCTTTTATACATTTCATTTTGAATTTTATTTCGTTTCTCTCTATTGAGTAATGGTAATAAGATAAATGCAAAAAATAAAAAGGGTTGAATCGTCGTAATTTGACTCATATTCGCATTAAAACAAAACAAAATAAATAAAAAATTCAAAATTATAGGAATGATGCAAATACAATAAAGAAAGGTGTAAAAATTAAAACCAAAAAATTTTGGTAATAAATTAAAAATATGTTTGAGAGAAAATATACAGGAAGATCCAAATGAATAGAAAGGTACCACTAATATAATTATAAATATCATTAAAATGGACCCAATATAAAATAGTAAAGTTTCTTGAGAAGATTTATCCTCAGAATCCGAACCATCCACAATTGAATTTAACGATGAAAATAAATGTTGTAATAGACTTCTTCCATTAGAATAAGAATCAGCTGTGCTGTCTACGAACCAACTTATAATTCTAAAAATATATCCTTCTTTAAAATCAGGTTCATAGCGATTTTTTGTAAAAAAATTTTTATAAGGAAAACTCCATTTATTCATTACAAATATCTTTTGTATGAAATTTTCAAATGAATTTGAACCTTTTCCTCCTCTAAATAAGTTCGAAAACCACCCCTCCTTTCCACTAGGGACATCGGCTAATGTTGTAAAAGGGGAATAAGGAACAAGTTTAGAATTAGTTCCCATCATTTTGGATTTACTGTATGTTTGTACAAAGAAAATTGTAACGGCCCCTAAATAAAAATAAATTATAGCAATAAGAAAATTGTAACCAATAGAATAAAAGAATTTTTTTACATTATTCTTATTTTTCTTTTGTTCTTCAATTGCTTCTAATTGTTCTTTATTTTTTTCTTCTGCTTCTATTGTTTCTTTATCTTGTAAATCTGGCACTAATTCTGACATATATTATATACAAAGGAAAATATTCTCTGTTATATATAAATGTTATTCAAGTTTTTATTCGTATTATTTTTAATCATTGTATTTATTTATTATCTTCCTTTAGTTGAAACCTATTCCAATAAAAGTGTAAGTGTGTATAATTTCGGAGCCCCAGGTTCTTCTCCAGCCAATAATTACAAAGATATAAGTTATCAGGTAAAATATAAATGTCGTCCCTCTACAACGGGTATGTTCACCGATTGTGGACCTTTAGGTTCCAATATTTATGAATATAGTGATACCCGTGGTTGTAATGTTCCCGAAAAATGCCTCCAACAAACCAAAGTTAAATAGCGTATTCTAACCCAGCATTTCCATTTGAAAAAATAACTCGATTGTATCTTTCTTCAAATACAACCAAATCATATGTATAGTCAAAATTTCTCCAAGTTGGTTGATTAATACCTATAGGTTGGCCATCGTTATTACAAACTTGGTAAAATTGTGCTGAAGCATCAAGTGGAGGAATGTAGGTAGTGAAATCAAATTGAATATGATTAAAGAAATTAAGATTCAATGCACCACTAGGCTGTAAGTCAAATGGATCAGTATGCAGAGTAAAGTTATAACAATATAATCCTGGTTCCGCAAAGCCACTTGTACGGACATATTTTTCGATGTAATTAAAAACCCCTGAATCGAAGATGTTTTCTCGATAATCTCCGTCAAGAATTAAACCCCAAGTTTGCATAATTTGTTTTTGATTATCAGTTGTATAAGGTCCTGTTATAAATAAAGTAGAATTGGTACCATCTCCATTAAAATCAGGAGAAATGGTAAGAGGTGCATGAGGAAATTCAGAAGGTTTATTGGCCATAGGATTGCTAATAGGGTTAGTATAATTAAAATCCTGAGAAAATTGAATGGGAGAAGGTTGGTATTTATATGGCCAATTGGTATAATTTGTCCATTCATTTCTTAAATTGGCATCACTTCTACGAAAAAACCACATCCATGATGAAACCATGCCTAAGGAATCAAGTGTTACTCGATTACTTCCCGTTTTATCGTAAAAACGATATTCAAAAACATTTTTAATCAAATATCTTTGTTCATTTGCCGCAAATATCTTTTGTTCGTCATCTGATAAAAAAGCATAAGTTGAAATTAAATGAATATCTGCATTCCACAAAGAACGCTTATCTGTATAGTTGAGAGAAACATCAGGAGGAGTTTGAACAAATGTATATAATTGCTGATATGCCAGATTAAAATTAGGTTGGATATAAGGATAAAAATTAGCTTTGTCTTTGACATCTCTTATAGTGAATAATTCTTGAATTGGACGAATTCTTACATGTATTACTAATTCATTATATTGTAGAGCAATTAATGGAAAGGCTTGCTTTGAGGTAAGGGAGAACCAAGCATTAATAGGAATATAAATATTTCTACTTCTGATAGAGGGCTCAGCCCCTCCCATTGTGTTATTCCAAAAAGCATTTGGATAGGCATTCACCCTATTACTGGAATTACCAGGGTCATTAAAATATGGAATATTACCTGTCATCTCATCAAAGAGTTTTCGTTTTTCACTAGTAAAATCTCTCTTTACCATATTATTTAAATAGGCTCCACTAAAGCGTTGTAATTCTTGACCACCTACAGTAATTCTTACTTGTTCAATCATTTCAGTACCTAAATTTTCAATCCATTTAAATTCATATGGAACCCATTCTGTATTAAAATTTTCTTGGTCATTATAATATGGAGGATAAAGAGGACTCCAAATATTAGGAAGAGTAACAACCAAATAGGTATCCATAAGTAAATCGGCATTTCTAGGGATACGAAAAGAAAAATCTGAGGATTCAGATAATCTTAATGATCTTAAACCATCATAATCAATTCTAAACTTTTGGAGACCAAAATTGGTATATTTAGCATATACAGATTTAAAAAATGTTTTACTAGGATTTCCAGTTAAAAAAATATTTTGATTTCCAACGGAAACTAAATTTAATAATCCACCGGCCATATTAATATACTAATTATAATATAATTTAAACTATTTTGTGAAATATATATATATATGAATTTTCAAAATATAAATATGGATAATTTCAATTTAGTTATTATTGTATATGCAATTATGTTAATAATTATATTAGCTATACTTTATTATATTTACAATACCCTCAGAAAAGAAAAGGTTAAATGTGCTTTTATGGAAAGGACTTATAGCGAATTTCCTACAATTTCCTCTACAAATCCCACCGAAGATTTTAAATTGTACGATTATTATATAAAATCCGCCTATAATTGTTGTGCAATTGGCGATTTTAAAAATACATTTGTAAATACATGTGCATTAAAGCAAGTAATTAGACAGGGAGTTCGTTTTTTAGATTTTGAAATTTATTCAATTGATAATAAGCCTGTGATAGCTGTTAGTTCTGTAAATGACTATTATATCAAACAATCATATAATTATATTGGATTTGATGAAATTATGATGTTGATCAACTCAATGTGTTTTTCTGGTAACCAATGTCCTAATCCAAATGACCCTTTAATTCTACATTTTAGAATTAAAAGTAAAAATAAACCAATTTATGAAAATATGACCCAAATAATTAATCAACAATTAGAAGGTAGATTATTGGGAAATAAATTTAGTTTTCAGGATCAAGGATCCAATATGGGAGGCGTTATGTTAAAAGATCTTATGGGAAAAGTAATGATAGTAGTGGATAAAGCAAATAATATGTTCGAGGATACCAGTTTAGAAGAATATGTTAATTTGGCAAGTAAATCCATTTTTTGCCGTTTATTGCGGGATTATGATGTGAAATATACACCTGATTATAA